CTTGCAGCTCAATGGGTATGGGGAGATGAACTTGAGATTGTGGCTTTTTGTGAATGCGATAAATTCTGTCAGAAGGTGCTTAAAAAACATTGGCCTGATGTGCCAATAATTGAGGATGTGAGGGATGTAAACATTGACAACCTTGTCAACCTTTGTTATAATAAACTATCAAATATAGCAAAGGAGGAAATTGACATGGTAGCACACAGAAAGGATTTTGATGAGGCGATAAGGCTTTATGAAAAGGGACTCTCTATCCAAAATATTGCAGATTTCTATCAGGTAAGCCGACAGGCAATGTGGATGATCCTTAAAAGGAGGGGTTGCCAATTCAGGGATCATCTGAAGTATGGGGAAGAAAATCATTTCCACCGAGGAACAAGAGCAAGCGATAGAGCACAGAATCTTCTTGAAGAAGCCATTGAGAAAGGACTTATTGAACGGAAAACTCATTGTGAGAAATGCAATTATACGGGAACTTTCAGGGATGGGAGATCGGCAATTCAATCTCACCATTCCGATTATAACAAGCCTTTAGAAGTAGATTGGTTTTGTCAAAAATGCCACCACCAATGGCATAAGGAACATAAAGCAGTATCAAGGAAGGGGGTGATGCCAGATGAAGTCTCCGATGAAGAAACTATTTCCAACTCCTCAAGCCTTCGATGCCTTACCGCCGATGGACGGGAACAGAGAGGAACGGAAGAGAAAAGGCGGATGCTCGAATTTGAGGCAAATTATATTCCAAGAATTGACATCCTCACCGGAGGCTTCCCGTGATCGTGTCAACCCTTTAGTGTCGCCGGGAAGCGAAAGGGCAAGGAGGACAACCGTTTCCTCTGGCCTGAAATGTTCCGTATTATCAAAGAAATCAGACCCCGTTGGGTTGTTGCTGAAAATGTTGCTGGCATCGTCAGAATGGCACTCGACGATTGTTTATCTGACCTGGAAGGCGAAGGTTATTCCACGCAAGCGGTTATTATTCCGGCTTGCGCCGTCAATGCCCCGCACAGAAGAGACAGGGTTTGGATTGTGGCCTACACCCAGGGCAGGGAATCCAGGGAGCAGGAAACCGGGGACGGGAGGAAAAGTCTTATCGGAGCAGGTCAAGATGTGGCCGACAATGCAAAATCGGGATTATCGGAGTCCAGATTTGCCGGGAAGTGGAAACAGGGAACGGAAAGAACAGGAGGGCTGGACAATAGACCTTCCTTCTCAAATTGGTGGTCAACTGAATCCGATGTGGGTAGAGTGGCTTATGGGGTTCCCAATCGGGTGGACAGACTTAAATCTTTAGGTAATGCGATTGTTCCGCAAGTCGCAATGCAGATATTTAAGGCAATAAAGGAGATTAATAGTTAATGCATCAATTCGACCTACTCTACGAAAAATTTAAAGCCTATAGGCAACGCTATCGATTTGCTCCTAAAAGGGCAGAAACTGACCTTGATGAACTATTAGAAGAATTTCAAAAGGCTCTCGGTGGCTACCACAAAGAAGTGGATAGGAGCAATTTAAAATCCTGTCTTGAGACTACTCGTCTTTTAAAGAATTTCCAATGGCATAATCTTGTTAAAAAGGGTGAGCATATACTTGCCTTCCTCGACTTTTTTACCAGAGAGGAACTGGCCATACTTTTTAATGTGAAGAAAGGCACTCTCGATGCAAGGATGTTTCATCTTCATGGGAAGGGGAAGTTTAAAACGTTTTCTGATACTGAACTTCCGGCTGATGTTGAATATATCAAGAATATGTCCAATGAAGAGTTTCTTAACCTTGCGTCTATGCAGGCTCGATTGACGGTGATTAAGGCTCTTTCGACTGCGAACGTGACACAGTTCTCGGTCGAGATGGCTAAACAGATACTTATCGGTGAACGTGACCAGAAGGTTAAAGATGTGGAAAAGATGTGGCAACTCTGTAAGGACTTCTTAGCCTGGTGGACGGGTGACTGTATCCCAAGGTTGGTGAGAAAAATCACTCAATCCAGACCTCCTTACGATGCGAAGGTGCTGGCCGCCGAAGTTGCCGATGACAAATATGATGAACTTAATAGGAAATATCGGGAGTTGAAACCCAGAGAGGAGACACCATGGGAAGCAGTAGTGAAAAAGGCAAAGCGAAGGGGGAAAATAAAGGACACACGGAAGATGGAGGAGCAGGAAGAGAAGTTGTTAAAGGCCAGTTCATCTACTGCTCCAAACGAGGCAGGGAATGCAGAATCGCCATTCAAGTCTGCGAGCGAGACAAGTGCAAGTTAGTGCCACATCTGGTTGAAGGCTATTACTATTGCCCAAGGGTTCCGAAGGTAAGAACAAGAGAAAAGAGGGTTAAGGAAAACTAATGCCCTTTAAGGCTACATTTCCAAAAGACACGACAATAATGTTGAGGGTCTTTAAATCCTATATTGATGGGTTGACTCGTGACTACTCCTTAACCTTCGTTGAACGATTGGTCAAATATTACAAGTATCACGATCAGGGTATTCAGTTCAGGGGTTTTGAGTGGCAAGTGCCAATGATTAACGACTTGCATCCCCGACAGGTGGCCGCCAAGCGTTCGCAGGTGGGCGTAACAACCATCTATATGTGGCAGACCATTCTATTCCTCGAACAGTATAGTTTAATGCCTTACTACTACATCTCCGATGAAGGCGTGGAGATGAGTCTTTATCCTACAGCTATCTATACCTTGGAAAACGATGACAAGATGCGAGAGTTCTCGGCTGATCGCTTACGGGACTTTATTAGAGAGAATCCTTATCTTGAGGATTTACTGGAAGAGGGAGAGGTTGACCAGATTTCCCTGAAGAAGTTTGGAAGAGCCGGTCTTTATCTTGGTGGTCGTAAAACGTTATCGAGCGTTACGACCATTCCCGCACAGTGGTTAAAGGGTGACGAGTGGGACCGAACGACTGATGAAACCATTGGGAGTCAGTTGGAGTCCCGTATTAAGGCATCTCCAATGTTTCGTGCTAAAACGCAGAGAGGCCATTTCGGTATATTTTCAAGTCCTGAAATGGGGAATGCAGGGGTTACAAAAATCTATAATGAACTCTCTGACCAGATGGTGTTTCTGGTTAAGTGTTGTGCTTGCGGGGAGTGGCAAGAAATGTCATTCCCTGATTCTGTAGCCAATTACTATGAGAAGGGACAGAGGCAGAAGGGAGAAGTTTACTACCAGTGCTTGAAATGCTTTAAACCGTTGGATTGGTCTGAGATTGGTAAATGGAGAAAAGAAGAACCCTTGAAGTTGCATAACTGTGAGTGGGTGCCGATGCGCAAGGAATATTTTGACACCGTGACTCGGTATGGAGAGGGTTACAGGGGTTACAGGATTCCGTGGGCTTATTCTCAGCCCGCGCCTGAAGTCATGCGTGATCGGGACACAAAGGACACGGCTTATTTTCACCACCATGTTCTCGGTATTCCATACGAAGATAAACGGATGGGATTAACGGCTGAACTGTTTAAGGTTCTTGCCAAGCCCGACCTGAAGTTTATTTACGAACCCGGGTACGTGCATGTGATGGGCGTAGACCAGGGCTGTTACGCCTCGATTTGGAGATTGATACCGAACTCTAAAGACCATCTTGATCCTCACGATATTGGTCGCTGGCAGTTAGTTCATGTCGAATTTTCTCCAGATGAATTGGCATTTAAGACCTTCCTGAAGGGGCAGGGGGGCTTAATGATTCCCAAGCCTGGCCGACTCGATGAGTTGATGGAGCGATTCAACATCGTCTTATGCGTTATTGATGCCGAACCTGCCGGTAATGATGCTCTGAACTTTCAGAAGGATTGGCCGAAGAAGGTGTGGGTCAACCATTCGACAAGGGTAGATTTCGACGACCCGTATCTGGGCTTTAAGTGGCTTGACAAAGAAAAGACACCCGATGACGAGGAAATGTATGTTTGCCGGATCTCTGAAGATAAGACGGGAGTATTGGATGCCTATTTCAATTTTCTGTATAAGAATTCGCTGGATGTGCCTATGTATGAAGATGACATGGGACAATGGGTGACACACCATCTCAATATCAAGAAAACCATTACTGAAAAAAAATTGAGTTTCGGTAGAACTAAGCACGAGACCATATACTATAGCATAGGGATGGGCGATCATTTTGGACAATCCGGTAAGTTTGCCTT